TGTTCAGGATAATTCTTATAGTAGTCCGCTATGGGGTTGTGCTGAAATGCTTGACATATACATTCAAAAGCTGGAAGATTTATCTGCGGAAGCAATGGATTTACATAAAGAATCAAAAAACGTTGCCGAACAAGCAACACCCGTAGCCATTAAAGCAACGAAAGGAAAGAAATGATTGAAGACGTGATTAAAACCCTGATGGCTGAACGTACTTTTCTTGAGGCTCAGAACCATAAACTTGCAACAATTATTAGGCAACAAGAAGAACAGATTATGGATTTACGTTTAGCAAACCAAGACTTGAAGTTTCAATTAACCCAAAAACATGAGGAATCAAAATGAATGTTACCGTAGAAATGCTTAAAGAATTACCTGATGGCTCTGCCCTTTGCACATTAGACCTAGATAAAGAAGCCGTACAGTTTTTAATTGGTGAAGGTTTTCTTACCATAATGAGACGGGCATTAGACTCATCTGAGTCATACGTTAAACCTGAACTACTAGAGGAGACTAAAGATGTGGAACTATAGAGTTGTCAGGCATAAAGATGAAGCAACACAGGAAGAGTATTTAGAGATTAACGAGGTATACTACGATACTCTAGGCAAGCCAATGGGGTACTGCAATGCCACAGTATGTGGCGAAACTTTAGGTGAATTAGAAAACGTATTGCAGATGATGAGCCAAGCCCTAACCAAAGCCACACTTAAATTTAATAAAGAACCTGATGAAAATACTAAGCTTGGACTTTGAAACATACTACTCCAAAGACTTCAGCCTATCTAAAATAACTACCGAAGAATACATTCGTGACGATAAGTTTGAAGTTATTGGTGTAGCCGTTAAGGAAGATAATAATGAAACTATTTGGTGTAGTAGTACCCACAATGGAATACGTAGCTTCTTGGATTCTTTTGATTGGGATGACGGGGCTTTACTTGCTCATAACGCTTTGTTTGACGCTTCTATTCTTTATTGGAAATTTGGTATCAGACCCAAAGCGATTCTTGATACGCTCAGTATGGCACGAGCTGTTCATGGTACAGAGGTGGGGGGTAGTCTTGCTAAGTTATCTACATACTATAATCTCGGCACAAAGGGTACTGAAGTAGTAAACGCAATGGGTAAACGCCGTAGTGATTTTAGCGATGCCGAAATTGATGCTTATGGTGGGTATTGTAAGAATGATGTGGAGCTAACTTATGCGTTGTTTCAAGAACTTGCCGGGCACTTTAATACGCTAGAGTTAAAGCTTATAGACCTTACCATAAGGATGTTTACCGAGCCTGTCTTGTTGTTAGACCGCAGTATGTTAGAGACTCACCTAGAAGAAGTAAAGGCTAGAAAAGAAGTATTGCTTAAAGAAGCCGGAGTTGAGACTCGTGATGACCTGATGAGTAACCCAAAATTTGCTAAAATGCTGGAGGCCTTGGGGGTAGAGCCACCGAAGAAGGTTAGTCCAACTACAGGAAAAGAAACATTGGCCTTGGCTAAATCCGATGAAGGGTTAAAAGAACTACTTGAGCATTCTGATGAGCGAGTTCAGGCCTTAGTTTCTGCAAGACTTGGGATTAAGTCTACCCTAGAAGAGACAAGAACGCAACGGTTTATCGACATTTCTAAACGTGGGCGGTTGCCTATACCCCTGTCATACTACGCAGCTCATACTGGCCGGTGGGGTGGGGCGGATAAGATTAACTTGCAGAACTTACCTAGTCGTGGCAATAACGCAAATAAACTTAAGAAAGCTATCAGAGCGCCGGGAGGCTACATGGTACTTGACGCGGACTCCAGTCAGATTGAGGCTAGAATACTATCATGGTTATCAGGGCAAGACGATTTAACAGAAGCGTTTAGAAAGGGTGAAGATGTTTACAAAATCATGGCTACAGCTATATATTCAAAGAATATCAAAGAAATTACAAAGGAAGAAAGATTCGTTGGGAAGACTACCATCCTCGGATGTGGCTACGGCATGGGGGCGAAGAAATTCCAAATCCAGCTTAAAACGTTTGGTACGGAGATTCAGGAGAGCGAAGCACAGAGTATTATAAATATTTACCGGCAAACCTATCCAAAAATACCCGAACTATGGGAACAAGGAAATCGAGTAATTGAAGCCATAGCAAATAACCAGTCAGTTGAGTTTGGTAATGGTTGTATACAAGTGTATGGGAATAAAGGGATACTGATGCCAAATGGTATGTATCAACGCTACCCAGAGCTTAAATTGGTTGAAATTGATGGTAAAACCCAGTATGCTTACAACGCAAAGCGCGGACTAAAAAAGATATATGGTGGAAAACTAGTAGAAAACATTTGTCAAGGATTAGCACGTTGTATTATTGGTGAGCAGATGTTAAAAATTAGTAAAAGATATCGAGTAGTCTTGACGGTACATGATGCCGTTGCTTGTATCGTACCAGAAGCTGAAATAGAAGAAGCACAACAATATGTTGAAGAGTGTATGCGTTGGACACCCGATTGGGCTACAGGACTACCAGTTAATTGTGAATCAGGCTATGGAAAAAGCTATGGAGAGTGTTAAAATAAGCGTAGTATCCAACAGAGGAATAAAATGAAAGCTTGGTCCTATAGTTCTATATCGTTGTTTGAACAGTGCCCAAAGAAGTATTACCATTTGAGAATTGTTAAAGATGTTGTAGAGCCAGAATCAGAACATCTTATTTATGGTAAAGCATTTCATCTTGCAGCAGAAGAATATATTCGCGACGGTAAGCCAATTCCTGATAAGTTTGCATATGCAAAACCAATGCTAGAAAAGCTAAATAGTTTAAGTGGCGAAAAACTTTGCGAACATGAAATGGGTCTTAAGTACGTAAACGGAAGATTTACCCCTTGTGATTTTAATGACCTTAGCGCGTATTGCCGGGGGATTGCGGACTTGTTAATCTTAGATAGGGAAAACAAAGAAGCAAGACTTGTAGATTATAAGACCAGTAAAAGCGCCCAGTATGCGGATACTAAGCAATTAAAATTATTAGCTGCAATGACATTTATACATTTCCCAGAGATTAGAGTAATTAAAGCGGGATTGTTGTTCGTAGTAGCAAATGATTTTGTTAAGGCAGAATATGATGCTAACTTTGCTCTAGCGTATATGCAACATTTTAAACCGACGGTAGAACAGTTAGCAGAGTCTATAGAAGTAAATACATGGAATCCTAAACCTAATTTTAGTTGTCGTGGTTGGTGTCCTGTAAATACATGCGCTCATTGGGAGCAAAAAAGGAACTATAAATGAGAGACTATAAAAAAGAATACGCCACATATCAAGGCACAGAAGAACAAAAGAAAAACCGTGCACAACGTAATAAGGCTAGACGCATGTTAGAAAAAGAAGGCCGTGTCAAAAAAGGCGATGGTAAGGATGTTGACCATACAAAACCACTGAGTAAAGGTGGCACAAGTACAGAAAAGAATTTAAGAGTAAAAAGTAAATCGGCAAATCGTTCATTTCCAAGAAATAGCGATAAGTCAATGAAGTAATTTGATAGGGCTACAGGATAAGATACGAGTGCCTAACTAGTCCGGGGAAGTTAAACCCTCATATAGTAAACCGTATCAGTTAGTCATGCTTCATTCCTTCACGGAAACCTTTCTGGGCAGGGGCTAATTGGCAATCGGGAAAGACCGATAAAAATTTATCTAAAAGCAGACCGCTTTTGGAGGCGAAACACTGGAGAGAATGTGGAAATAATACAAGATAAAGCTGTCTTACTCAAAGTAAAAGACGCTGAACGTATTACAAATGTCATACCAAAAAGTAAAGTAGTTAACCAGCATACTGACCATGCGGAAGTTTTAGTTCATTGGGGTTTAGAGGAGTCACAAGTACTTAAAAATATTGGTATTGAAGTGCCTAGTCCCATTTTAGGACGTTATGAATGGAAGGGGTTGTATAAACCTTTTGACCACCAAAAAACAACCGCTGGGTTTCTTACCATGCATAAAAAAGCTTTTTGTTTTAATGAACAAGGTACAGGAAAAACAGGTAGTGTAGTTTGGGCGGCTGATTATTTATTAACCATCGGTACAATTAAACGAGTGCTGGTAGTTTGCCCCTTATCCATTATGGATTCCGCTTGGCGCGCAGATTTATTTAAGTTTGCAATGCATCGACGCGTTGACATAGCGTATGGTAATCGAGACAAAAGAAAAAAGATAATTGAGTCAGATGCAGAGTTTGTCATTATTAATTATGACGGAATTGAAATTGTTGCAGAAGATATTGCTAAAGGTGGATTTGATTTAATTGTTGTTGATGAAGCCAACGCATATAAAAACCCGCAAACAAGACGTTGGAAAGTACTAAATCATTTGATTAAACCGGATACATGGTTATGGATGCTAACAGGAACTCCGGCCTCACAATCACCTGTAGATGCATATGGGCTAGCCAAATTAGTTTCACCTGATAGAGTACCTAAATACGCAACGGCTTTTAAAGACATGGTCATGCTAAAAATAAGTAATTTTAAATGGATACCTAAGCCTAACGCAGAAGCCATTACACATAACGCGTTACAACCGGCCATACGATTTACAAAAAAAGAATGTTTAGATTTACCAGAGATGACGTATGTAACCAGAGAAGTACCACTAACGCCACAACAAGAAAAATATTATGAAATGATGCGTAAAGATATGTTAATTAATGCGGCTGGAGAACAGATTACAACCATTAATGCAGCCGTTAACTTAAATAAATTATTACAGTTGTCTGGAGGCGCTGTGTATTCAGATAGTGGCGAGGTAATTAAGTTTGATGCCGGTAATCGACTACGCGTACTAGAAGAAGTTATTGAAGAAACAAATAACAAAGTATTAATTTTTGTACCGTTTAAACACGCAATTGAAATTATTGCAGAAGAGTTGCGTAAAAACTACAGTGTCGAAATTATTCATGGTGGGGTATCCGCAGGTAAACGAACTAAAATATTTGACGCTTTTCAAACTACACCAAATCCGCGTATACTAGTTATCCAACCACAAGCAGCTGCACATGGAGTTACTTTAACAGCCGCAGATACAATTGTTTGGTGGGGGCCAGTAACTTCCTATGAGACGTATGCTCAAGCTAATGCACGGGTACATAGAAGTGGTCAGAAGAACGCCTGTACTGTAGTAAGATTGAAAGGTAGTAAAGTAGAACATAAGTTATATGAAGCACTCGCAGACAAACAAGATATTCAACATAGCCTAATGAGTATGTACAAAGAAATTTTAGAATAAAAACAAATAACGCTTGACAATGTTAAGTTATAATCTACAATAGTAGTTATTAAAAGAAAAGGAGGGTGTATGGAAGTAGATAAGATGATTGAAGTATATATTAAAATTCGCGACGCCATTGCAGATAAAAAGGCCGAGCAGAAGAAAGAGCTTGAAGCACTAGAAGGGCAGTTAGAAGTTTTAGGGCAAGAGCTTAATAAAATATGTGAGGAAGTTGGTGGTTCAATTACTACTCCAGCGGGGAGAGTTTCTAGAAAGATTACTCGTAACTACTGGACCAATAATTGGGAAGCTTTATATGCAATTATTAAAGAGCATGATGCTTTTCATCTGTTAAGGCAACAAATAACAAATAGCGCAATGAAGGAGTTTTTAGAAGCAAATCCGGACATCCACCCGGAAGGTTTAAATGTGGATAGCAAATATACCGTAACTGTTTATCGTAAATAAAGGAGAAGTACAATGAGTGAATTACAACTATTTAAAAATGGTATTCCAGCCCACCTTCGTAATATTGAGTTGGATGAGACTACAAGAGCTTTAGCCGGTGTAAAATCTGGAAGCAATACCGTTGGTGGCAACAAGCGTATCTCAATCAAAGCTGGTGTATTCCGTATGATTGTTGATGGAAAAGAAGTAACTAGTATTGAAGACCGTTTTATGCATGTAATTATTGTTGCAGCTGCACCAAAAGATGCTCGTACATTCTATGGTAAAGCTTACGTTGAAGGGCAAGAAGTTACTGCGCCTGACTGCTGGTCTAATGATGGTACTGTACCCGATGCAAAAGCAGGTAATCCACAAGCCAAGCGTTGTTTAGATTGCAAACAAAATGTCAAAGGTTCTGGTAATGGCGAAAGCAAAGCTTGTAAGTATAGCCGTCGTATTGCTGTGCTTTTAGAGAACGACCCGAAAGGCGAGATTTTCCAAGTAACCGTACCGGCCGCATCTTTGTGGAATTCTGAAAATGGTAAGTTAGGTATTAAACCATACTCTGAGTTTTTAGCAAGTCATGGTTTGAATGTAACTAACGTTGTAACTGAAATGCGTTTTGATACTTCTACATCGTCACCAAAGTTATACTTTAAAGCTTCTCGTGCTTTGACTGAAGAAGAAATTGTTTTAGTACAACAACGTAATAAATCCCCAGAAGCGCAACGCGCGATTGGTAATACCGCCGCAGTATTAGACGGTGCTAAACTACCCGCCCCAAAGGTAGAAGCTAAAGAAGTATCCGAAGAAGTTGTAGAGCCTGAAATTAAAGAACCTGTCAAGAAAGAAAAGCCAAAAGCTAGCGCACCAAAAGATGTAAGCGCAATTCTCGACGACTGGTCTAAATAAGAAAGGTGGGGGGTAACTCCCCCCTATAAAATATGTACGGATACACACTTGCTTTAGTCAATAGCAATAAACGTGCGGATAGAAATAAGATTGGTGTAAGGCTAGGAATGGCTTGTATAAAAGCGGACGTACCTGTGAAACAAGTAGCACAAGATTTTAATGTTTCTAGGACTTCTGTATATGCATGGTTTTCTGGACTTAGTATTCCAAGCCCGCACCTTCACGAAGCTATTGAAGACTATATAAAAGAACTGGCGTAAGCCCTTATAACAATGTTTTTAGAATGTGAGCTATGAACTCAAGGACTCTTTTCCTCTCTACAGTATTGGCCTCAGAAGGTTTGTACTGTGTTGTAGGACTTAAAAAAGGAATCCCTAAGCAAAGCTTTGCAAGTACACTAGAAGAAGTAGATAAACAAGTAGACCAGTTAGTAACAGAGGGGTATGACGCGTACTATGGGTGTGCAAAGTTTGAGACAGATGAAGGACGTACTGCAAAAAATGCGAAGTGGTTCAAATCGTTTTGGTTAGATTTAGATTGCGGTGAAGGAAAAGAATATGATACACAGGCATCAGCATTAATAGGACTTAAAAACTTTTGTATTTCCTCTGGTTTATCTAAGCCTACAATTATTAATTCTGGGCGCGGTGTACACGCATACTGGATTTTAGAAGAAGTTATTAGTTTTAATGAATGGAAACCAGTAGCAGAGGGGTTAAAGAAGTTATGCGCGACTCATGAACTACATGCTGATGCTTCTGTCACTTCGGATGCAGCTAGGATTTTACGAGTACCTAATACTTTAAATTTTAAGAATGCTACAGACCCATACCCAGTATCTATTTTTAAAGATGAAATATCTGCGCCGATTACGTTTGAAAGTTTTAAAAATAGGGTTGGTATTGTAGAGGTAACAAATGCACCA